AGCCGTACCGTCGCTATAGTCAAGTGCAGGCCTGGCAAAAAGTACCTCAACGGATTGATGCTCCTGTACCTCGTGTACCAGCTTACTACAACGCCCACCCGGAATGCCGTACGATTCGTTGATGACGGATTCGAGTACACCCTTGGTTGAATCGATCATCGCCAACACCAACGGATCGTCCGGTGTGAATTCCAGTTCTACGTCACCATTCTGCCCGTTCAAGGGGCAGAGGTTGCACTTCGTACCGGCGTCTTGCGAGCAGACTAGCCGCACCTTGTTCGGTACGACATATCCAGGTTCTTTCTTGCCCCGGATCGTCACAACGACGTTGACCGGCTCTCCTACGCGCTTCGCATCAAACGTATCAAGAACCGTGACCGTCTCAAGACCGTTGCTGTCCGCCTTGATAGACTTGCCCCATGGCTCCGCATTCTCAGCCAAGTCTCTAAGCGCCTGTGGGCCGTGCTCACGGAACAGATCGGTGGCGTCCTTTCCGTGCTTCTTGACGTGTTTGAACGGAAGGTGAATGATCCCTACGAACTCGGCGACTTTGTCAAGCAACCGTGCGATCTTGCGGTTGGCCGCTTCACCTTCATCATCAGCGTCCTGGCAAATGTATACCCGCATACCTTTGAACCAAGGACCCCAAGCGCTGTCCCACTGATTCTCACCGGCAGTTCTTGTCACAGCGATGTATCCGAACTGAAGCGTCAACAACGTATCCCACTCACCCGCTAGGATGAACACTTCTTTGGGCTTAGCATTGAGGATGCTGATCGGGTACAACCGTGGAGGAGAACCGTAGCCACGCTCATTCCAGATCTTCCGGCTCTCATCGGTAGGATGCGGGTTGTAGTAACGGATGTTGACGAGGTTGCCTGCCTCATCGTAGATAGGGATCGTGTAATACTTCTCGTCGACCATTCCGATCTGGTACTTCACCAACGTGTCGGGGTTGATCATGCGGTTGTCGTGCAACCACAGCAATGCGCCTTCGTTACTCATCAATGCGCTGTGCCAGCCATCGACCATTGCCTGAGATATACTCTTGGTTTTTCTGTCGGGTGCGCTCGCATTGATGTCGGGGTTGCTTCCATTCCTGCCGTGAAGAACGGGACGCCACTCGTTGCGCAGTCGCATGAGTTTCTTGATTGGCATTCCGCCACAAACAAAACAATGGAACATTCCCTTGTCGATATTGAGACTTGCGGATCGCTTGGCATCATCGTGAAGGGGACACTTGAGATTCCACTCTTGTGTACCGTCAACGTTTTTGTGTGTAGGACGGTTGCCCTCCAGATACGGGGCCAATGCGTTGATTTGTCTGACAGTGACGCGTGTACTCGCCATGGGATCTGGGGGCTCCACGCCAAAGGCGGGTGAAGGCAGGAGCCCCCATTCCTATGAAGTCAGACTATGCGTTGAACGGGTTGGCGTTGTCGTCTTCGTGAAGCGCCTCCGCCATCGCAGTGATCGTTCTCGCCTCTGCGTTGCGTCCACGCACAGAAGGAACGTCACCCATCTGACGCTCCTCCCACTCACCCTTCAGTTCCTCGAGGGACCAGTTCTCGTAGTCATCGTCACCGCCGGCACCGTTATCGCTTGCACCGGACGTGTCAGCCTCCGCCTCAGCGGGTGGTTCGGCATCGTCCGCCCGTAGGGCTGCGATGACCTTATCGCGCTTGTTACCGCGACCACCGGGGATGGTGACGCCACGATCTTCTGCCTCTGCCGTGAGGTCGTCGTCCTCCCAGTCGTCGTAGCTGCCGACGTCGGGATCTGACTCACGCGATGGGACGAACCCTTCTGTACCAGTTCCTTCCTTGGTCTCCGCCTCAGCGGCAGGACCGCTACCGTTGTCATCTGACCCCGAGAGTTCTGAGACACGACCCACGTCGCCGTCACCAGGAGCCAGAGGGAACAAGTTGCCGGCACGAGGAGCGTACTCGCCGCCATACGTGTCCGGGTCGACTTTGACGCGCAGCTTCTTCTTGAGCAACTTGTCGGTGTCGATGTTGCCCTTGTCCTTCAAGCCGACTGCGCGTGTGAACTGCTTCAGTTTCCAGTCGGAACTCTCACCAAGTCCGATGTATGTGAAGAGCCAGTCGTACTCGGCCCCAACGTTCAGACCGACACGAATGTCGTTCGCAGGACCGCCTTGCGCGTTCTTGTCACGGAAGTGACACAACGTGATCTCGGCTACGTACAGCCCAAGCGGTGCCTTGACGCCAGTACCGCCGCCACCATCTTCTACACCGGTGACGTCGTACGGGATTAGCTTAGCCATCTGCTTATCTTCCTCCCCTTCTTCCTCGGCGTGTTTGCTGTTGACCACCAACAGCTTTCTCAACTGCCTCGACGATCCGCGGAATTGTAGGATTGTCTAGGTAGCCATCTGGTAGAAACGCATCGAACTGGTCCTTGGCGTAGAACCTTCTGTTCTCCTTGAAGTGGAGACGTCTCGGACTTGTCTCGTCTTCCTCGTCCATCACCTCAAGAAAGCCGACCATGTTGCAGTAGCCGCAGAGCTTCTCTGGCATCTGTTTGACTTGAACCCACGGTCGGAGGATGTCGCCACCCTGATCATTCGTTGGGTGTGGCCCTTCCTCGGGATGGGCAGTCATGCCAAAGTTGAATCTACGTGTGCCGATCATGTGCCGAACCCATTGCTGGATCCGGTCGGCATTCGTCCAGTACTCCGGCCTGTCCTTTCCGCCGGTAGGGGTGATGTTGGGCTTACTCGTTGGCTGCCCGCGATCGTCAAGAACCCAGTTGCGACCGGGCTTGTTCATCCAAGCAGCCTCCCAGACATCGTCGAGCAGCATGTCTTGTGCGATGCTTACGCAGTCCCACCAGACCCACTCGTAGTCGAACGTATTGCTCATGCGTGCATACTCGAGGATCTCAAGCATCTGTTCATGTGTATCGCAGATAACTTGCTCAGCGCCGCTGTTCAGCGCGCGCTTCGGAATCAGGTCCATTGAAGAGCGCACGATGAGCGTCTTGTACTTCTCAGCACCCGTAGCGATGAGGCTCGTCTTGCCCCACCCAGGATAGCTGTAGAGAAACATCCGGATCTTGTCGCCAGCGTTGACCGGCACAATGTCGGGCATGCCGTCGCGCTGGTCAACAACTTGGAGATTTCGAGCCGGTTGTGTTCGTCTACCCGGCACGGAATCCTCTGGACCTAAAAATCCGATTCAAAACCCTCTCCGTTCAAATAAGCAGGGGCGGGTCTTTGGCTTGCGTCCCACTCTCTACAGGACCCATGATGGGAACCGATTCCCCGGTGGTTAGGCACCGGACGTGTACGGCGCGTAGCTTTTGCCCCTGGTCGGTTCTGCCCAGCCTGTACCAGAACTAGGCACATACTCCCCCGAGCATGTGTCCCCGTTGGATAGACCGTGGCTCGCGTCGACAGGTCACGGCCCGCTGCGGCTCTGGCCTTGGGCTGGGCAGTCTTGTTCACGCTCTAGACGTTGATCGTGCCGTCGTCTTCGCCCTCGTTGCCGCCGCGCACGACGACATAGGACTGTCCTTCGAAGTCGATGGGGTAGGCCAACTCGGCGTTGCCGTCGTTGGGACCGCTCTTGACTTCGTTGAGCTCGCCATACTCGCCGTCGCCACTGACTGGCGCGGTGAGGATGTTGACGGTGGTTCCTGTTACGATTTCCTTGTCCCAGGTGATCTCGGCACCCTTGAACAAGCGGGCTAGTTCGACGGTCATGTTCCTCCCTTTCGTTGGTTAGTACAACAGAGCGGGTTGTTACACCCGCTCCATTCTACTAACTGGACTTGACCCAGAGCTCGTAGATGTTGCCTTCGTTCGGAGTACTGAAGTTCGCCTTGCCGGTGCCGTCGACCTTGGTCTTGCTATCTGTTAGGCCGGCAGCATTGAAAGCATCGCGACAGAACAAACCGCTCGGACCGTAGTCCGCCATCTGCCACTTGCTGACGTCGATCACGAGACCGCCCGAGCCTTGCGGCAGCCAAGTTCCCGTCAGCCACTGCTTGGTCGGGATGCCCCACATGCGCACGATCGTGTCACCAGGGTACATGCCGCAAAGTGCTACAGCGTCTGTATTCGGCGGTGCCGTCTTGACAGCAGGCTTCGTAACCGGCGGCGGAGGCGGAGGCGGAGTCACAACCGGCGGACACACCTTGTCGTGATCCGGCTCGATGATGAAGTCGACCGGGAATGTCTCCAACCAAGATCCAACCAAGTCACGCTCTACCCAGACCGAGTAGAACACCTTGCTCACCGGGTTCTCGTGACAGACGCCGACTAGTGCCGTGTGGCCATCTTCGCCGGTTGTGGTGATCGCAGTCGCCGTGGCCACCGACGTAAAAGTAGCCGCAATGACCAGGGCTGCGAGAAGTACGAGTCGTTTCATTTCTCCCTCTTCTGTTTTTGGGGTTGCTTACCTACCAGCGTAGATTTCGTGCTCGCTGTAGGGGTCCCAAGGCTCCATCGTCTGATCAATGAAGCCCTGGTAGTCGTTCCCAGTCTCGTGAAGCTCGCAAGCATCAAGGACTGGGCAGCCGGGGCATGTGAATGGACCCGGATTCTTAGACAGTTCGAATTCGCCGGTGCGCAAAGACTCCATTCTCTGAAAGTCTACCTCTGCGCGACGCATGGCTTCCGCCCTGTCAAACTCGTCCCTGTAGATGGGCGCTCGTAGGAAGTAGGGTGACGGCTGCTTCTGGCTTACGGAGCCATTGTTGTTCAAGTACACCCTCTTCCCGCCCACGATCTTGCTCGCCCGCTCGTCAGGCAGCGCTTTGCGCAAGAAGTTGTACAGCATACCGTTCAATTTCTCGTTCTTGCGCATCAACTCTGCCTCTACGATCGCGCGGACGCCGTAGGACCAGTACGATCCTGCCTGATCATCTAGACGGAGGTATCTGGTCGTCTTCGGGCCGATGCCGCCCGTCGTTTTGTGGTCAGGGACCCATAGAGTCTTGTCGCTGCGCCTACGCCATATCCCGTCCAGTACACCAACATAATGGAACCACGGCTCAGCAGTAGCTTGTGCTTCCGGCGGGTGATTAGGATCATAAGTCCATGGCTTGTAGACAAGTGTCTCAAATGGGTATTCTGTCGCAATGACTTCCCAGTCATCGTCACCCCCGTACTCAGAGATGTAGTTCTCGAGCATAGCCACGCCCATCTCGTGGGCGTTGACCCAGCGCTCGTCATCCTCCGAGTATGAGCCAAAGATCTCGTCGTTCTTGCGCATGTCTTCGGCGTAGAACTCATCAAATGCTTCGGCTGGGTGCTTACCACGCTTGACGCCTGGAATGTACCATGCTGCGAGCGACTTGTGCACTAG